TTAAAAAATATAATTGCCAAATTTGTATTTTCCATAATAGTCCAGGTATAATAATAATAGCTTTTGTAAACCAACTTGCAGCTTCGATTATATTATAATTAGTCCAATACTTTTTTGTAAACCATAATTTATAACAATTTATTATTTCCTTCCACCCAGTAAAAGTGTAGAGTAAAATTGTAAATAATAACCAAATAATAATAATGATAATAACATCAGGCATAATGTTTTTGTATTTTTTTTGCTTTTTTATTAGCCATTTTCCAAACTAGTGGGGATACACGATCTTTAAAAGTAATACCCTGTAAGTGATCATATTCGTGCAAAAATACTTTAACACTATAATCTTTTAAATGTGTTCTTTTCTTTTCTAAGTTTTCATCATAATACTCTACTAGGATTTCTTTTGGTCGTTTTACTTGTGCAAATACATTTGGAAAACTTAAACAGCCTTCTATGTCAATAACAATTTCTTTTGTGTGCTGAAGTACAACAGGGTTAATTAAAATCGAGTTATTATCTTTACCGTCTCCCATAACAAACAATTGTGCATCTAAACCAATCTGATTCGCTGATAATCCAATTCCATTGTTACTTAACATAAATTCTACCATTTCATTTTTTAGTTCTAATGGATTAAAAGTTGGATTGTTGATGTTTACAGCAGTAACTGTCTTTGTTAAAAATTCATTTGGGTAATATACTAGTTCCATATTATATCTCGTATTTAAAATATTCAAAATCTTTTTTCAATCGCATTTGTACGATTGCTTTTAACTCGTCTGTGTAATAAGAATCGTAATCATCGGAAGTACTTTTTGTAAGATGCGGAAATTTAGCAGTGACGTTAAAATGTGTTTTGATTTCATTTTCTAAATTTTCAAATCTAAAAATTTTATCAACAATGCAATTACCATCACCATCTAAAATATATTCTGTTTGTAAATTCCATGCACCTTTTGCCCTGCCATCATTAAAGCCAGTTTTTACAAATTCACTAAATGTAAAATTATATTTTTTCATTCTTCTTATCCAATTGTAAAAACTTACAATTCTTGTGTAAGGATTCCTACATACGCAAAACTTCCAGGAATCTTCTTTTAAGTAATGTAAAGCAGACTTGTGTTGATTTGTTACTTTTTCAAAATTACTAGTATCTCCGCACATGACCTTAATAGAATTTTTCCCTAAAAACTTATAAACACTTGTGCCTCCATTTTTTTTAATGTGAATAAATCTTATCACAATTTGCTTTCTTTAATAATTTGTTTTGCTAATTCTAAATCTTTTGTTTGTCTTTTAAATTTTAATGCCCAGTGTTCAGGATCAACAATATGATATATCATTTTTAATTGTTCTTCGTTAAATTTATCAAGCATTTGTTTACCGCTGGTGCTATTTAAAACAATCCAAGGAGAAATTTTTCCATCTTTAATATGATATACAGCTCTGTTTGTACTAACTAAATTAAAATAATGATTCCATACTGCTGGCGGATTTTCTTCGGCCCATTCAGTCATTGTAAGTACACTACGTTCTAGCGCAGTAGTTACATCTTCTTTTTTAATAAGCTCAATTGCGTAACGTTCATATAATTCTTCTTTACACCATTGTTCTAACTTCACGCCACTTGTTACAACATAGTCTACATACTTTTCTGGATATAGTGGTTTGACATTATTAAGGAAGCTACCAAATTTTACAAAACTGTTGTAGTATGGACTCTTGCAAAATTCTTCATACGTCTTATCTTTCTTAGAGCCCATACTACGTTTGTAAAATTGATTAAATGCATAGAAGCCTAACTGTACCCTTTTCTCATCTCGCTGTAACGCTCTGCGTTTCTTTTCGCATAAATGTGCAAAAAGTGTTTTTTCTCGTGTGTATGATGTGTTACAGTATTCGCAGGTATACTTAGAGTTTGATGTCAAGCGCATGATCCTCAATTAGCTGTTTAATTTCATCCTCTGTAGACAATTGAGCTAGCAATTCAATTTCGTCTGCCTTTCTTTCAGGATAAATTTTTGTAAGTATTTTTTCAAACTTTCCGGTCACGTTTGTGACATTTGATTTTAATCCTTGCCATTTATGGAATTCTATTTTGCCTGTGTTTCCGCATAAGCATAATAACTGCCATTGTAGTTCCTGATGTGAACTAACAACCATATAGTTTTTGTTATAGTATTCGTTTGTTTTTAAGACAGCAAGTTCCTGTTTTTCTCTTTTTCCTGCAACACTTGAAGCATATCTATTCATTAACCAAAAGGATATACCTTTTTTAGATTCGTCATCTAATTCTTTCCAAACAGATTTTGCGCCCATATCAACTGCAGCAAGAATATCTTTTACTGGTAGTTTATTAGCCATAATATATATTACTATATAAGATTACAAAAATCAATGACTTCAGTTTGTCTCGATACATCCTTTACAAAAAAAGCACACAATGGATTATCATCGTTATTTAATGGAACAGATAAAAGTTGACCATTTTTCATTTTTGGAAAGTACCATTTTACATCATTGTAAAAATTTGTAATTTTTATTTCTCCATAATCTGCTTTAAAACTTTTTAATGGATTGAACAAGAATGCATCAAAGCCTCTGTCGTTTAAACTCGTTAAAGGTAGTATTTCTAAATCTTTACCTGTATTACGATCACCCACAGCAATATGCCAATCAACTGGCATGATAATTTCATTTCCGTTGATATCCATAGCTATAGCAGGACTACTAAAAGATTCTAAAAAGATTAATGGAATAAAAAAGAAATCAGGATCCGACGGGTCACTGTTATCTAGTACACTAAATCTAAAATCTTCTTCGATTTCATCTGGTAAATTATTAAGATCATAAGTTTTGTTTTCTAATGTAAGTATTCTCATTGCCAGTCAACCTTTTCTATTGTAAATGGATATTGAGCGTCTCTATAAAATTTTTTCCGCTCTGTTAAATGTCTTTTTGCAAATTTGCAAGTACTAGTAAAATCCCAAATCTGTACAAAGTCTTTGTCCTTAGCTTTACGAACTCCTCGTCCAATTGATTGTATTACCCGAACAAAACTTTTGCCAGGTTCAATTAAAACAAGATTAAAAATACGAGGAATATTGATCCCCACAGCAGCAACCCCGTAAGTTGCAACGATAACCATATTGTCTGCATCTTGAATTTCATCATAAGCTGATTTTCTGTCCTTTAATTTTACATCACCTTTTATAAAAATTGAATTTTCTATACGTTCATGCAAAAGTTCGCCCGCACTAATACGATCAATTAATATAAGTGTGTTACCAGATTCCTTAATCTTATTTAACATTTTAGCAATGTAGTTTACACGATTTTCTTCGGTTACAAGATATTTTAATTCGCTTTGATAGTCTCTGTGTGCAACTGTGTCTATTAGCTGTACAATGTTTACATGACAGTTAGACAGTACACCTTTGTCCTGCAATTCTTTAGCTGTAATCTGTCCAATAACAGGTCCTATACTTGCGTGTAGTGCTTCGAATTCAAAACGTTCTTTAGGCACTGTACCTGTTAGTCCCCAACGTATCGGAGCATTACGTAGGTTGCGTGTAAGCAAATTCTTCAAGACCTCGGCCTTTGCTTGATGCACTTCGTCAATTATTATTGTGCTTACACCGTCTAAGAACTCTGCAAGTGTCAATACTGCTGTACCATCCTTGCTTTTCTTATCTAGTATGTTAAGACTTTGCCAAGTGCATATGGTATGCGTTTTGGATAGGTCTTTCCTATCGCCAAAGTATACGCCGCAGTCCAGCCCGCAATTTCGGTAATCTTCTTCAGTTTGTTGCACAAGAGATTTGTTTGGTACAACGACAAGTGTTCGTCCATATTTTTCCGCTATGTGTGAGAGTGTTGCGGTGGTAATAGTTTTACCAGCGCCTGTTGCAATCTCCTGTAGAGACTGCGGATTCTTAACAAAATTATTTATAGCTTCTACTTGATAATCTCTTAATACAATATCTTCACCTGCTGCAGGATGTCCTTCAGGCCATTTTACTCCTTGTTGTTTCCAATAGTCTTCTTTTATAGGTTGGAAGTCTAGTGTAACAGGATGCCTGCGATCTTCTATGTCAGAGATCTCTACATTATTGTTTTGCAATATCTCTACGATTGTATTGAGATGATTGACGTATCCTGTACCGCCTATACCAAAAAATGCTACCTTTCCATCCCATCTACCGAGTTTATACTGCGGCATGTAACGTGCATATGGTACTTCAAATTTAAGTGCATTTGCAAGTTTCCTACGTATCTCAACTGGAAGTCCTTCTAACTTAATATTGACTTCATCTTCGATAATTAATTTACATGATGTCATATTTCTGTTGTTTTTTGATGAATCCAAGTAGTAGGTTGAGTATCAAAGTGAATGACTAGTTCACATTTATTATAATATGTTG